CCTTTGTTGGCTGATGCGTAGAAGATGTCTTCACCTTTTTTCTCCCCATACTTTTTGGTCATAGCGGATTTAATCTTAGAACCTTTTGTTGTGAGGGGCATCTCTCCTATCTCCTATGTACGAGTACCGATAAATGTTTCTTCAACATTAAAGACAACAGTTACTGCGCTATTAGCACTAGCCAATCCACGGAACTTATCTGCTTTATACAAATACAAACTGTCTGTAATCTGTAGCAAACTATTTGGTGTCAATTCAACAGTCTCAGCTAATGTATAATAAGTTGTGTTCTGACTGTCATACCAGTCAAGACTAAATGTTACCGTACTGCTTGAGGCATTGTTAATGTAAATGCTTTTTATAGTGCTTTCATAATTAGCAGGAACAGTATACAAGTCTGCATTACTTGTGGTGAGTTCTGCTCCAATGGTACGGTTCTTTGTAGTCATATTAATTACCGTTTGTTAAATCCCAAAATGCCAAGCAGCCAATAATGTCATCTGTGCCTGATATTGTCCGTGCAGCAAGTGTATAAACATCACTTGTACCAGCTATAGTGCGTCCTAACTGCAAATCAAAGTTATAACCTGTAGGTACAATGGCATCACCAGAAGACTGGTTAGTACCTTTAGTATAGTTTTGTAATACAATAGTACCGCCAGTTAATGCCGTTGCACTTACATCAAAATCTACATTGTCAAAAGTTGCGGTATTGTAAGAAGCACCCGTAAGTGTAGCATTTTTAAGCAGTGCTATTTCATAATCTACATTATTTGGAATAGGAAAGACTGTGTAATATGCAGGTAGTACAACTGCATCTAAACTGCCGGAGTTCAATCGAATGGACACAAGAGGCTCAAACGAGGTTGTTACCGTTGTGTCGGTAGTCATCCTTGCCCAGCTTAATGCTTTAACCTGCTGATACCCACCTTCACTTATTACACTAGAGCATATCTGCTTCATATCTGCAGAACTAGACAATGTGCCTGTAGCGGTAATCTCATAACGCAATGGCAAGATAGCTGTCTTCATGTAGACTTTATCTAGCGTATTTGCATTGTGAAACTTATGACAGACAATAAACTGCCCATCAATCACAAAGCCACACCTAACAGTGCCTACACCAAGCCACTCAAAGTCCATGAACAGTATCTGTGCGCTAGGAGTAGTGGTAACATCTAATGTGTATCCACTTGGACCTGTGCCGTCCAGTTTATCCGTATTCCAGCTAGACTGCGCTACATAGCGTGTATCATCTGCACTGCCACTTGTAGAGGTGCGTACGACAAAACGTACGTCTGTGCCATTCTGCTCAAAGTACACACCATCGTTAGCACCGAAGTATCCTACACGCTGACGTAAATTTTCTTGTTGAGCCGCGAACACAAAGGTTGCCATGACCAACAAACTCTTACCCGGCTGATATGGAAACACCCGTTTTGATTCACGGATAACTTCATCGCCTGAAGCAGTTGTAACAGACATCTGCACACTGCTTTCATTAGCTAGGTGAGATGTAGCACCGCTACCTGTCGTGCTGGTGTCGAACTGATTATCGATACCGAATCTATTCTGACTGTCAAATAGCGTGAATGGAGACGCTGTTCGCAACCGACCAAATGCGTCTACGTTAGTTCCACCCAACGATACAAGATTACCATTGCCCGTACTCGATAAGCGAACCAGATTTGGATACGAGGTGATGGACATCTATTTTACTTTTCTATGAGGACGTACTTTTTTAGCGATTTTCTTGGGTTGTTTGGAGACTTGCTTACCAGCCTTAGTTGCTCTTCTTTTAGCAGCAGTGGTTTTCGCATACTCTTTCTTCGATAACGCCTTGATTGCTTTTTCCGGTAGATAACGTTCTCCGGTTGCTTTGGGTCCTTGTGTGGATGGCTTTCCACTCGCGGTTCTCCATTTTTGTTTAGTCCAAGCCTTCAAGCTACGTTGTGGTTTGCGAAGTGCCATTACTTGTTCCAATTAAGCACGTCGCGGTGCTTCTTCCAGAACCAATTGCCTACACGAGTAAAAGGCTTGCCAGTATTTAGCAAACCCAATGCAAGGTACTTAATCAAACATGCCTTTACGGCGTTGACCGAAGGTAAACTCGTAATCATCTTCGAGGTCATCCATTGCATCGAGCTTTTGATTTGCGTCAACCCACTCCCCCAAAGCAGCGTCAAGCCGTTCGAGATTGTCTGTACAATGTTTAAAAGTGTATTCCGCATTCTTTTTTTGTGCCTCGTATTTATGTCTCAGGGCTTCTATAGCAAGTTGACGCATGGGATCTCCTCTGGCTATATTATAGAGGAAAACCGACGTGTTGTCAAACGTTTTGTATGATTAGCCACAATATAGGTAACGTTAGACTTACAAAGAGAACGATAATTCCGACTATGAACAGATTGTAGATCAACTCGTCGCGTTTCTGGGCTGCTAAGAGTTCCGCCTCTTTTTGTTTCTTTCGTAAATCTGCCTGTATTCGAATGATGTCTTGCCACGCATTCATACCGTATTGTCCTACGATAAAGTTGCGGAGATCGTTTTCCATCTGTTCAGCCTTCTTCTTGGCTGCAAACGTCTCTAGGGCTTCTTCTTCGACAGACCCAAACCGACGGCCTTTTGCTTTACTGTGGCTGGTCTTCACGGCGTTGATGGCGTTCATCCAGCGACCCAAATCGCCTGCCATCGACTCAACTTCTTTGCCTACCTCGAATCCCTTCTTGATTGCGGAGTAGGCTGTACTAGCAATCCCGATAGCAGTAATTGGGTCCATCGTTTCCTCATTTGGCTATTGGTTTGCATACCGCTGTTATTTTTATGCGTGTGTTGTCTCCTGTGGGAACCGGTCGTTGGTTAGACAACCGGTCTGCAAAATATAGGCATCTGTCAATATCCGCGAACCGCTGGGTCTGATCAATGAGAGTTGCACCCATGTAAACAGTGAGAACGAACTCAATCATTATTCCATAGGGTGTCGAGTGGGATTCATCAAGAAGCGTATCTCAGTTTCAATCACACTCACACGCCGCAACAAATCTACAATTCTATCCATGTGCATACTGTTGCTCTGGGCCGCCTCGAACAATCCTTCAATTGATTCAGTATTACGCATGATGTCACGCTTCATGTTGACATTCTCTTCAATCGCCATACGGCTAGACATTTGCTTAACTGTTTCGTCAAGCTGTGCAATAGTCTGTGCTTGCTGGCTAACCCACCAGACACCACCAGAAATTTGTAGCACCATTGCAACTACAAGAGCGATAGGTAATTTAAGATTTTCCATCAATCACGGTATCCGCCACCGGCTTTCTTATATGCTGCAGCTAACATCTGTGCTTTACGGGCTGACCACTGACCGGGTTTGCCACCCTTGCTACCAGCTTTGATTTGGTTAAACAGACGCTTTCTCAAGGTTGGCTTAGTGTAGTTGCCAGCTTCATTAACTCGACTCTTGCTCTGCGTTTTAGGCTTCGACGGTTTGCTAGTTTTTGCAACTTTCCCGCCTTTCTTGAGTTCTTGCTTTTTCTCCACGCCGCTAAGTTTTCCGGCGTTGGCTGTTGCGTAGAAGACTTGCTCACCTCGTTTGCCCCCATAGGTTCGTTTCATGCTCGACATGATTTTTTTACCTTTAGTTGTTAGGGGCATTACGTACCTACTGGGTTTCTATACTTACCTTTAGTAAGCGTGTGAAAAGTTTCTGGACTCGCGGGAGTATTAAACTCGTGATAATCATACCCGTCTTTTTTAAACTTTCGCATTTGAACAGTGGGTTTTCTTTCTATAGTTGGAGGTGGTGGAGGTGTGCCGGTGTTTCCTTCACCTTCCTCACGACGTTTCTTTTCTTCTGACTCTTGTGCAGAGCGAGGGGGTGCATACCTGCTAGACATACTAAAATTCTCCCGCTTTCATAGCGTCTGAAAGTTTAACGGCCCGCGAACCAACCTGTCTGGCCCACTTCGAATCCATCATCTCCATCGCGGCAATATCAAACCGACCCTCGTGGATAGCGTTCCACATCTTGGTGAACTTGCACAAGCGAGGGACACCCATGTTGAAGGCCATGTCCATGAGGATTAGCTGGCGAACAGAGTCGAGGTTTTCTACGCACGGATGAACCCGACAGAGTTCGTTTTCTACGATGCGGATATCGTTGAGGGCAAGATATCGTGCATCAGCTTCGGTAATACCGTGGTCGTAGACAATACCCATGTTGGGGATGTCCATGTACTCCAGTTCTTCTTTGGTGATTCCCCGGTCTTTGAGATTGCGACCGATACCTATAGTATCGATGCCCAAGCTGTCTTCGTAAACAGTCAGGACCATACCTTCGTGTTCAATTAATTTATCTAGAAAATGTGATGTGTTGTATTTCATTTGCTCGACCGTGTTTCAGTGATACGGTGATTAGACGTTCCGGGGTGTTTGCCTTCGTGATTCATCCACACGGCGAAAGCCCCTGTCATTGCGCCGGTTACAACAGATACTAAACCAGCCTGTGCTGCACTGGGATCTGGTAAGGACATGAACCACTCGACGACACGCCAACTCATCAACGTCATTACGAGCATCATAAATCTTGGTAACAGCTTCCATTCAAGTATCTTTTCTGCAGCCATTACTTTTTACCGAAGAATTTAGTTGCCGAACGAACTCCAAAAGAAGCCGCAACGATAACTCCAAGTGAGTATTGATACCATTCAGGCATTTCGTTGAGTCGTGCGAAGCCATTTGCTACTACCTCTTCCATTCCGGGAACGAAAGCTAAAATCAGGGGGATACTAAATAAGATAGTGAGCCACTCGTCTTTCCACGAGGACTGACTACCTTTAGCCATCTCTAAGTCCCAATCAATCTCTCCGGTAGCTTTCTTTTGCATGACAACAGCTTCAGCTTGTGCCATAGCTACCTTCGTTGCAGACTGGGCTTTCTTTTCTTCTACTTTGCCACTCAACCAAGTGCTGGCTAAGTCGGCTACGGGTCCGATTAGTAAGTTTAGCATTTCCACCTCTTACGGGCTTGCCGCAACCGACTGTTAGGGTTAGCGGCTGCTTTAGGAAACTTTTTCATCTGTCCTGCAGAACGTGCACAGAATGATTTGCGACGCTTTGCATCTTTACTTCCGGGTTTTACTTTGCCAGTTACGGCAGTCTTGAGTTTGCTACCGGGATTCTTTTTTCTGTATTCCGCTACGCCTTTTGCAGTCATACCTGCTCCCGACTTTGTTGGACGGAAGTTTTTCTTATTACGGGCTGGCATGTTGTCTTGTTTGCGTGGCATAGTGGGTTTACCCCCGGCAAAGGTTATTGCTTATAACATAAATTATAATAAGTGTCAAGGGGGCAAGTTGCCCTGCCCCCCGACATTTAATTAGGCAAATGCGGCGGCTGCTGGGTCAACAGGACCGGCAGGAACCATCACAGCAAATACCCGAATCTTACCGTCCATGTCGGCGGTAACACCCAACACATCAAGTGTGTCGGCTGCAGAGTAGTATTTAGCTGCAGAACCGGTCTCCTGACCTGTTGAGTTTTGAGCAATGTCAGTTACCCATGTGTCAGCGGCGGTAGCATCACCCATGTCGAGTGTACCAGCGTTGCTGCCAGCAGTGATAACTTCGATACCCGCACACAAAACAATCGTGTTCGCAGGAACCTTGATTACATCAATGGTATCTGCAGCAGCGAGGTTTGTGGTTGAGAAATCGAGGATTGCTTGAGCGAGGTATGCCTTTGAGCCAGCAGGGACTGCAACTGCATTATCGGTAATTGCGTAAGCTGTCATTAGTCAATCCCCCCCTTAAGCTACTGTATCTACAACACCGCGAACGAGTGCTTCTGGGCGAAGGACTTTACGTCCAAACACATGAAGACCACGAACGATGTC